CTCCTGATGATTTGTTATAGCTAAATTTTGACAGGGATAGTATTTTTGTTTACCTCTTATGTTTAGTAAAAGTCCTACAGATTCTTTAGGATCTTGTTCCTTCGCATGAACCAATGCGTCATCTTTCCAACTCATTGTGTAAACGTACCAATACTAGGAAATAATGCACGAGTACACTGACGTTTAGGTGCTCTTACTCCAGCCATATCAATAGCTGCTGCAAGTTCAAACTCAACGATTTCTCTTGTTTCTTTTGATTTTCTATCTACTGTATATATTTGACGTTTAAATTCTGCTGTAGGATCTGGTG